GGCCGTTCTTGCCGCGGTTGGCGCCGCGACGAGCGGGTGCCATGAAGGCACGAAGCAAAGAGGTGAGGAGATCGCGTCAAACGCGGGGCGGAGCGACGTCCTCAGGAAAACCGGCGAAGGGCTTGAGCCAAAACGGGGTCAACGCAAATTGCCCCCGACAAAAGTGGCGCAAAAACGCGCGTAAAGTACACGGGGCAAGGCAGCATAGACACTACGGACGTCGTAGGCGTGGTCGACGCCGGCGTGAGAACCGACGGAAAGGCCACCGGCCTGAAATACGGCGAACACGGCGTGTGGTATGTGCGCCTCAAGGGACGTGCAAAACAGCCGGTGCTGCTCGGCGAAGGTCAAAACGCGGTTGACCTCAGCGGGGCGTCGAAGCGGGTGGTGCAAGGTGGCGAGGGACGAGGGGCCAGGCGATGCCTGACGACCGTCATGAGCATCGTTCGCGTAGGTGCGTATCTCGCCGAGTGTGATGGTGACGGTTCCAAAAGTGCGCATGAGCTCGTGCGAAGGTAGGTCAGCTTGCATGTGGAGCAAATGGGAACCGTGCAAATCAGCAAGCGCGAGGCAATACTGATAACACCCGTCGCTACGGCCGGCAAAGTTGCGGGCACGCATGTAGAAAGACGAAGCAACGGCTCGCGCCTTGTCGACCGCCTTCGAGACGTTGGTGCCTGAACAGGCAAGGTTGCGGAAGACGTCGGGTATCCAAAGTCGCGGCACGAGCTTGCCCTGCACGGAGACGAAGTGAGTGCCGCAGAACTCGGCACGTCCGTCGATGACAAACAAGAGCTTTGGTTGGAGGCCGACAGAGCGAATGCGTCGCTGGTAAATCTTGCGAAAACGGGCATAGCGACGGTTTGTTTGCGCAATAAGGTCGTCACCCTCGACGCGAACTCGGAAGAGGCACGGCAAACCATCGAGACCTATTGGCTGGGCACCAGTGATCAGGCATTCTGGGTTGAGCAAGAACGCGCTGGCGGTGGTGCGCAGTTCCTGAAAGAAGTTGCCAGCGGATGTGAACAAGTTGCCGGAGAAGCGCGTGTACCCGTCGACGGTGAAGGTGACCTTCGGTGCGTGACATTGGGTACTATCACGGGTCTTCTTGAAGTCGAGCTTGTTGGGCCTGTCGCCCGACATCTCCTCCATGGAGATCGCCATTTGCCGGAACATGGGGTTGATGATAATGGCGAGATGTGGGGCGACGTGTTCGAACAGCTTGCGCTCGTCGGCGAGCACGCCGCGCGTGATGCGGTCTATGTCGCGTTGAGCACGTTCAGACTGGTCGAACTTGGTCTGGTCGAGCTCGAAGATGACTGTCTTCGCGGGGTACGCGGAGAAGTCTGAGCACAACTTGTTCAAGGCGAACTCCTTGGACTGATGCTTGATGGAGTACCTGCCGAGGCCGTGGATCTCGTCGAAGACGAGCTCAGAGACGACGTGGACGAGCACGAGCAGGCAGATGAGACGACGCGCACCCTCGTTAATGATGAGGCGGGGGGGCTTGTCACCTTTGCACGTCACTTCGAACTTGCATTGAATGGTCCTCTTAGGAAGGTGGTGCGTGAGCAGCATCTCGTCGATCACCTCGAGAAGGGACTGCTGGCTGTACGCGCCAACCTTGATGAGCTGTATGAGAGGACATGAGAGGACAGCGCGGCGTATGAGCCGTGGCGATGCGCAGTGCCGCAGGAACGCCTGCAAGAATCGGGTGTTACCGTCCGTGACGGCAGTGGACCGCGGGGTGACCGGTGGTATCGGCGGAGGCACGAGGCGTGCGTCGATGGCACCAAGCATGGTCGGCAGGTGGGTGGAGGCGTAAATGCAGTTGGCCGTCAAAAGCGGCCCGACATGCGCAGCGGAGGGCTGGTAAGCCAGGTAGGTGCGCGAAGCACCACTGCCCCAAACGGGCACGTAGCTGCTGTCCAGACGTGCGGGCATGGAGACGAAAGAATCGCGCTGGACGTACAGCGACTTGAATTCAAC